GCTGCTCCAAAACCTACATCATAAACACCTGTGTTTGTTGTTACACCATCAAAATAAACTAATTTCCAACCTTTATCGTCAGTTGCCCATGTTACTGTAGCGCCTGATCCTGAAGCTGCTTTTAACTGTACTGTGTAAGAACCTGATGTGCTGTTTTTAATTAAATAAAAATTTTCTGTAAGGACTGGAAAAGTTACAATTTTATTTCCAGATATTGTTTCAGGAGAAACTGCACCAAAAATAATAACTCTAGTTGCAACTGTAGAACCTGTTGCACCATCTGATTTAGATAAAGTTGTAGTATTAGCTCCTGCTCCTCCAGCATTTAAAGTTTGTACTTTATAACCACCTGAGATCTGTTCAATGATTTCTAAGTTAGTATTAGTTTTTGTTCCCCATGTACCGGCATTCTCGCCAGTAGCCATTTTTTCTATACCGAGAGGTGTATACGTTGATGCCATATTTCGTCTTATCTCCTATTCGAAGTTATATTGTCAATATATATTTCATCTAGCCCACACTGTCAACATCCGTATAACCAGCGCCAGAAGTTCTAGTTACGTCTGAATAGCTAGCGTTTGTTGCTCTAGTAACATCTGAGTAGCTAGCCGTCAATATAGGATCGATATCTTTGTATCCTAGAATAGCGTTAAATGCACCTACTTCTGCAGTTAATGATAAACCTAATCCTGCAAGGCTTGCATTAGTTACTTGAACCGTAGTTAAAGAACCAACAGCAGATGTTGATGATAGACCAGTTAATCCCATTACATCTGCTGGTGAAATACTTCCTACTGCAGAAGTTGCAGATACACCAGATATAGGTAATATTAAATTTGATGTTATTTCAATTTCACCAACTGTGCCTGTTATTGAAAGTCCAGATAATGTTGTTTGAGTTTCTGGAGTGGCTGTAGGAGTTCCTAAAGATGTGGTTGCAGATTGACCAGATAAACCTACTGAGTGATCATCAGTAGTTAAAAGACCTACTGAAGATACTAAACTTAAACCTGATAATGTTAACGATACACTTCCAATAACACTTAAAGAACCTATTGCACTTGTTGCAGATAGACCTGTAAGACCCATTGTTTGATCTGTTACAGTTAATGATCCTAATGTTGATGTTAATGCAAATGCTGGTAATGTTTCGTTAGCTTCTTCTACAGAACCCCAACCATTTATACCCCAAGATAATGTACCCCAACCAGGTCGTAATTCTATTTCTAATGCACCGACAGATGTTGTTGAAGATAATCCTGTAAGTGTAATGGTTTCGTTTTTGAGTTCACCCCACTCACCATCTCCCCAAGATTTAGCACCCCATCCTGTTGTTAATACAGTGGCTTCGTTCCAACCTGCTTGACCCCAGGTAAGTCGACCCCATCCTGAAGATACATCGGGCATGGTAACCCTCCTAAGCTATCTGAACGATTGCGTTGCCTGCTGTCTGAGCTGGGAATTGAACCG